AAGCGCCCCGCCGCCCAGGTGGCCCACGGCAGCCAGCCGGTCAATGCCTCGCCCTCCGCCCCCTCCTCGCCCGAGATGCGCACGCGCACCCGCGCACTGGCGTAGTCGGCATCGAACACCACGCCCAAGCGTACGGCAGAGCCGCGCCCCCAGTCGGCGGCATCTAGCGTTAGGGCGTCGGTCTTACTCATGGCACCAAGTCCTCGATCGATTCGCCCGGCTCGGGCTGGCCTTCGATGCGCTGGTAGTACGAAACATTGGCCGCACCGATAAACGGCGCCCAAGATACCCACGCCTCGTCGGCCTGCGCCTCCAAGAGGTTACAGGGGACGGCCAACGGGTCGGTCGTGGGCATGCGCAGCAGCATATCCCAAGCTATTTCCCAAAGACCAATGCCTGGCTGATCCAGGCCGATCTCATCCACATACCTCAACACCACCCGCTGCGCATCGGGACGGGCAGCGATGATCGCGAACACCAGCTGCGCAATCTCCCATCCCTGCGTCGCTTGCTGGCGTTTTAAATCTCCAAATCGGGCGATGACGTAGGCTGCGCACTGCGCGGCCATCATGCCCTGCTCATCACGCCGCGCCCCGCGCGCGATCAGGTACACAGCTGGAAGCCGCACCAGCCACTTGCCGGTTTGCGTATCGCTCATATCCAGCTGATGCACCTGTACAAGAGCCAGCCCTGGAACAGCAGCGTCGATATGATCGCGCAGGTCTGCCAGGCGGTCGTGGATCATCAATAACCCCCCGTCCCGTCACGTGTCATCACGCGAGCATTGCCCAGTCTCGCCTCGGCCAGCGCCGGGGCGGCGTTTGCCTCAGGCAAGCCGAGAGAAATAACTCCCTTGGCGATGCTTTCCAGCGCGCGGCGCGCATCCTCGTAGCGACGGCGCACCTCTTCCGAGGCTCTGTCCTCCCACAGCCGGTAGCGCGCGATGTCGCACGCAATGCGTGCAAGCACAGGCGGCACAGTCGCAAGCGGCAAAGCGTAGCGGCTGGCAAGATAGCCGTCGATCTCCGCGTCTGCGTCAGAGAGTGCACGCGCCACAATGCCAGCATCCGGCACACCCGCGCCCACCCGGTCGGTGAGCTGGGTCAGCTCATCGACACCGAAGCGCGTCTCCAGGTCGGCCTGGGTGGCGTAGGGCATGGCGTCACTCCGCCTCGGTCACGATCAGCACCGGATCGGCCTTGAGCGCCTCGGCCTGCTCTGGCGTGGCTTCGACCGTCACCGGCTCTCTCCCGAAGGGGCCGAGGCCGGCGCGGTAGCGCGTCATCTCGCCATGTTCCGGCGTTGTGCGCACCGCAAGGCGCACGGTATCACGGACAGTCTCGGTATCAGGCTTTTTCGCGGCCATGCGTCACCTCATCAGACAAGCCACGGCGAGACGATCAGGTCGACAACGCCGAAGTTGGGGTTGGACGCGCCGTTGGCCAGCCGCTCGCTCTTGACGATCTCCATCGCGGCGGCGCGCAGTGAAGGTGGCACGACCAGCACAGTTGGCTTGATGCCCAGGGGACGGCCACCGTCTGCTTTGAGGCTCATCATCGCAGCCATCGCGGCGTTGAAGTTGGCAGCATCGAGCGGCGCTTTCGATTTGTAGGCCATCTGCCAGAAGCCCAGGCCAGCGTTGCAGCGGTAGCGGATACCATAGCGATATTCGTCGCGCATGAACACGCCTTCGTCCTGAGCCGACGTAAGCGCCTGCAATTCAGGCTGGGTGCGCTCCTGGAAGATCAGTGGCTTCAAGGCCCGGCCGGTGTCGAGCAGATACCAGGCATCGCCCGTGCCTGCTTGCACGTTGGAAACCAGCGTCGCCGTGCCGGTGCCGTCCACGTTGGGATAGACCGGGTGGTCGGTGTCGAAGAAGAACTGCCCGTCGTAGCAGGTGACGGTGTGCGCATCCTTGAGCAGACCGAAAACGAGCTGATCCGGATGAGTGGCTGCGGCGCGGCCCATCTCTTCGAACAACGGGGTGTAGACGCCCACGTTGTCGTCCTCGATGTCGGTGCGCTTGACCGCGACCGTGCCCTCAAACAGCTTGTTCTGGATCTGGTAGGCCTGCGCAGCCATATCCTTGAGCACGCGGTCGCCCACCCATTCGCGTAAGGCGGGGAATTGGTTGAGCCAGCCGTAGGTGTTGCTGGCCGAACTTGACGGCACACGGGTGGCTACCTTCTGCCAGTCAGTTGGCGTGTTAGTCAGCGCATCCTGAAAGGCTTTGGAAAAGCCGGTGCGCAGACTGGCGAGGAGAGCTGGGGTAATGATGGCCATGTCTTACTCCTTGGTGACAAGTTGTTTGGCTTGAGCGAATTCCTCTTCGGTCATCCCTAGCAGCCGGATGGCGATGCGGTCTTCGTCAGTGAGCACCACACCGTGCGCGGATTCAGCGCGACGATGCGCGCCTTCGGGCACGATCTCCGGCGCGGCAGCGACGAAGGCCTTGAAGCCCTCAAGGTCGCGGCTGGCGTAGGATAGCGCCCATTCCTTCATGCCGGGGCTAACCTTGCGCGCGCTCATGGCGGCTTCCACCGCAGCCTCGGCATCGCGGCGGGCGATTTCGGCCTGCAAGGCGGCGAGCTGGTCGGCCACCTGCTTGTGCAGGGCGATTGGGACATACTTGGCCGGGTCTGGCTCACGCGCCTGCGCGGCGGCGAGTTGTTCCGCAGCCTGCGCAGCGGCGGCCTCGGCGGTTTTGAGCCGGTCGATGAGCTTTTGCAGCTCGGCGGCCACCTCGTCGGGCGTGGCCGTCACCGGCAGGTTGAGCATGTAAATGAGGCGTTCGAGCAGTTCTTCCACGGCGTGAATCTCCTTTCGTGAAGCGACGGCTTGCAAATAGAGGTTGGGGTTGTGGGTCAGTCCCGCGCCGGTCAGCGCTACCACCCGGCCGTCCTTGACCTGGTAGCGGAAGACCGGCGAGAGATAGCGGTATTCCTTGTTGGCGAGCAGCTCGGCGGCGCGCGGCGTCCACTCCACCCGCGCCCAGATGCCGTCTTCGCGCGCTTGTAGCTCCTTGATCCACCCAGCGGCTGGCACCGGCCCGGCCTTCTCGTCGGCGGTCAGGCTCTGGTGGTCGTAGTCGATGGGCAGGTCTGCGCCGTTGGCGGCAAAGGCGTCCAGCACCGCCTTGGCGTCAAGCGTGTAGGGCCCGCGTCCGTCACGACCCGAGAAGGTGCCCGCCGGGATGAGATGTACCCAGACCGGCGGGGTATAAGGCTCGTCGGCGCCAGGGGAGTCTAGAGGAGAGGCAATCGCCTGGATAGCTAGGCGCAGGTCGGAGGCTATGGTCGATTCCATAGCACAATCATGTCTGCAGCGCTACTAAATAAAAAGTAGGAACTACTTCAGCTACTTTAACCGCCTGGTGCTAGACTTCCCACCCCATACCTGTAAACTCTCTGTAAAAGGGTTTTTAAGCCATTAGAGCGGTTTTTTTGGATGGGGTGCTACAGGGATAGCGGTCTGAACAAAAAAATCGCTCCAAGGGCCGTTTTTGCGCGTCCGGGGTTCCCCCCTCCCGGCGGGAGAGGGGCGGCGGGTCAGGTCAGCGTCGGCCCGAAGCAGGCGGCGTGTCAGCCATCGGCCAGATACGCACGGATGGCGTCGAGGATCAGGGAGCGGGCGGCGTCACCACAGCCGAGAATCCCAATCCGGAGGCAGATGCTTGGACGGGTCACCACCCGCGAGTTTGGCCGTTTGCGGACCTGATGCGCCGACGATGTGGCACGCGTCCCCTGGATAAGTAGGCAGCCAGACGGCTTGCCAGAATGGGTGTTCGGAGGGCAGGATCAGACCATCGAAATCTTGGTGCACAGGGCATTCATCCCATGCCCTGAATACGTAGTAAGCAAAGCCAGCTTCCGTGAGTTGTTGTTGCCTTTCGATGTGCCAATCAACGCCAAGAATCGCCAAATACAGCAAGATGCGCTTGCGATGACGTTGAGCCTTGGCAAAGCGCGCCGCCCACTCGGACTCGGCTTGCTGAACCAGCCTGGCGGCGACCTCATCAGGAAGGCGCTCGGCCAGCATGGCCCGAATCGCGTCCACCTTGTCCGCTGATCGCACCGGCACGCCAGACTCCTTGACCAGCGCGAGCAAATCCGCCTTGCGCAGCCGCGCCAGCGCGCCTCGCAGGGTGAAAAGCTCGTCCTCGTCCACTCCATTGTCGAAAAAATCATCCCAGCTGTCTGGATGCCGCCCCAGTGCAGAGAAGCGCTGCAACCACTTGTCGAACCACGGCCAATCGAAATCGACATCGCCGAAGCGGCTCAGGAAGGCTTTCTCAAAGGTGTTGTAGGTGTCGCCGTGCGTGCGCATCAAACGGGCCAACTCGTCCTTGCCGCGCCACTGGCTGCCGCGCAGCACGAAACTGATAGCATCATTCATGTTCACCCCTGCGCCAGATATTTCCGGATGATGTCCATAATAGCCGATCTGTCGTCGTCCGAGATGCCCATGAACGGTCGGGCGGGAATGTCTCCCCAGGGTATCTTGGCCCCGCGCCGGGTCGCGCCGAAAGCCCCCGCCTTCGCGCCGAACTGCTGCACGGCGGCGTATTTGATATTGGTTCCCACCAGCGCGTAGTCCTGTCCGTATTCGATGTGGAAGTTCGCTGGGTGAGACAGCCTGCCCTCGCCGGTCAGCGGCTTCTTCGCCGCCAGCTTGGCCGCCCCCCGTTTCGACAGCCGACCGTCCTTGCGCCAGTCGCCCTTGGCCAGCAGGCGTTTGCGCGCAAATGCCTCGATGGTCGCCCGCGTGTTCGGCTTCCACGGCGTGCCGTCCGGACCGCGCAGGGTGGTGAAGCGCTCGAGTATGGAATCGCGCAGATGGGCGCCGATGGTGTGCATGGCGGGCTTCATGTTCGATGTGCGGCGGCTCAGGTCTTCTAGTGCCTTGCGCACTTCGCGGTCGTCGATTTCGATGCGGATCACTGCGCGGCGTCTGGAATTTCCAGAACCCCAGACTTGCTGGCAATATCCCGCAAGGCGTTGTAGTCTACGCCATAGAAGTCTTCTCCGGGATACACCGGCCAAAGCGCATCGCCCACAGTATCGCCGCCTTCGGATTCGGCCCGCGCCATGATCAAGACACGATCAACCTCGTTCTGCAAGTATAACAGCACGCTCAACCTCCTTCTTACACTCCGAAAATAGAACAGAAATATCGACTCCGCAAGTAGTATAGCCGTAACGATTGGCGAATAGCTCGGCGAAAGTCTCTTCAGGTCCGGCGAAACCTTCTTGCAGGAAATAAGGCGGAGCGGAAACGCCTTGCGACCTCAATCGATCCACATCGGCGCGATAGGCACGTAAAAATTCCGTGGAGTGGCTGATTCTGCCGGTGCCAGCCTTGTCGAAGGCGTGCCCGAACTCGTGTAACAGC